TATGTCATTGCAATTGGATCAACTATGTCTGTCCTATACCTGGCTATAGATGGGCCAGTCATTTGCCATTCTTGCATTGCTGTTCCGTCATTTGATAATACTGTCTTTTCTTTATCAAGATCTACACCATTGCGTCTAGCATAGTCTTCTGTCACTAAATGAAAATTTTTAAATAGTTCTAAGATTGCAAGTCTTTGAAATTCTTGCTTTTCTGTGTTTGTTTGTATTTGTTCAATATACTCAACGCTAAGTCTATGAGGATGGTTAACAAAGGTAGGATTTAGATACTCTCCAAAATGTGACCATTGTGTCCAAGGACTAAAAAGACCATCTTCATCTCCATTAGAATTTTTTAATTGTGAATAGGTATCAATTATGTTTTTAAAAAGATTTTTATAAACAAATATCTTAGGATATATCTCTATTGATTCAAGGTTATTATTGGGCCAAGGATATGTCATTATGGTTGTCTTTCTCCTGTGTGTTTTTTAATCTCCCAAAAAAATGGACATGTAAATCTTATGCCACTCTTAATCTCAGTAACTCCATGAATATAATTTTTATCCCCTGGGAAAAAGTAAGCAGCACCTTTTTTAGGTTTAAACTGCACACCTTGTAGTGGGAAGTATAGTTCTCCACCTTCGTAGTCGTCATTTAAATAAAACAAACTAGAAAGATCATAGTTGGGAAAATCGTTTGGAGTTCCAGCATCTGGGCCTTCATGTAATTCTTTATCTGCATGAGGTTTTTGAAATTGTCCAGGAAGCCACTTAACAATGGTTGTTCCAGTTGGGTGAACTTCTACTTTATAAAACTCTTCTACAATTGGTTTTAATCTTTTAAATAGGCCAGCAACTATTGGTGATATTTTAGGATCATTTTTATCTAAAGTTGGCTGAGTTGCAACTCTATCTTTCCAATAATCTGAGTCATATGTAACAGTTCCATTTTCATTTGTATGGCTTTGAGTTACATCCCAAATTGTTAAAGATTTGGCAGCCTTTTCTAAAAACTCTATTTCTTCTTCGGTCATAAAGTTTTCTAGCTCAACAATCATGTCTTTGCTATCCCCAAACCAACCAGATGGAGTTATAGATGGTGTTCTTTTAACTACTGTATATGATTCATTATTTTGTTCCATATTTATATTATATCACCCTTCGTATTATCTGTTACACCTAGTTTTAATGTTTTTACCTCATGAGATCCCTGGGTTTCTCTTTTTTCATTTACGGCATCTCTATACCAATCTGTCCATTTCCCGACTTTGTTTATTTCTTGTGCAGCAGACCCATAGGACATGTTTGCCTCTAGTCTTTTTCTATCTTGATCTTCATAATTAACAATTTCAATGTTTGTACCATTTAAATTTGACAAAGATATAGGAATGATTGTAGCAACTGGGGTTCCAGCTTTGATAACTACTTTCTTGTTTGCTGTTTTTGCTTTAATAGCTAAAGGTAAAGGATTATCATAAAAAGATGTACTTATTAAAGATGACATCGTCTCAAACTCATCACTAAAATAATTTACTGGATTAATAGTAAAAATACTAACATCCTTATCTGTTCTAAAAACCAAACCAGTATTTAAGCTTACAGAAGATTGACCTCTTCCAGAATAAGATCCTTCTGGACTAAATATTTCAATATGATCTGAACTCTGATCATTAACTCCATCCCAAATAAACTCAATATCTTTTACACAAGAAAGACTCCAGCCAATTACGTTTGATTGGGTTACTGGAAAACATCTATAGGCATGGCCTTCTGATGTTACGTCCATCCAGTCTCTTTTAATTGACATAGGCTGAATATCAAACAAAGCTCCCTGTGTTTTTTCAACTGAGATATTAAACATTAGTCTGCCTCTGCACTATACATTTCTGGGGTGTGAAACTTTTTACTATAATCAAGCATTGTAACAATAGAGTATTTTGTTCCAGAAGTTACTGGCATTGCTTGATGTGGATACATAAAGTTTGATGGAAAAATAAACAAGTCTCCAGCTTCTGCCTTAACTTTTAAATTTTGCAGTCTAAAGAAAAGCTCTCCGCCCTCATAGTCATCATTTGGATATGAAACTAAAGAGACTGTGCAGTTATAAGAAAATCCATGATCGTGGTGTTCCATAAAGTGTTGACCTTGACCATATTTAATAAAATTAAAAGCTTCCCAATATTTTAAATTATGAATATTGTACATTCTGCAATAATCTTCTACTGCTGGTAATTTTACATCATAAAGATCTTGCCAAAGCGACTGAAGGTTTAAGCTAACTTGACTTTTATCATTTTCAATGTCTGTTTTTTTAAATTTAAAATCATTACAATCTCTATAGTCTGGCATTAATTGCTTGTATCCTACATATGCAGGTTGCCAGCTGTATCCAGTAGTATCTCCTTCTGGTTTAAGATTACTTTCAAGTCTTTTTATTACATCAATTTCTTTTTTGATTACGCCCTTGTAACAAAAGATTCCATCACCAAGGTCTATTTTTTCTGTCCATGTTTCCATTTTATTCTCCTTATTTGTATTCTCTTCTTGACCAAACTTTATTTTTATATACCCCGCCATCAGGCTGTCTATAAAACTTCATGTTGTTAAACATTTTATCATAAATCTCAGCCTGTCCTAATATCTCTACTTCACTTTTCCAGTTTTCTCTTTTAAATGGTAAGACTTGTAGGTATGGAGTGCCTGCTAGAATTGTTCCTTCCCAACCTTCTGCAATAAAGAATGGAAAGCTTCCAAGCAAATGAACCTTATCTGAGTCAACAATTCCTGTTGTGTTTAAAAATGGCAGATCAAATCTATTCATTGGTGTCATAAACAAAGCACTATATCCTTCTGGTAACTCTAGCCCCCAATCAGAAGACCAAGCAAAATGGTGCTCATAGAATCCTTTTGGATGCTCAAACTGTGGCATCGGTGGTCTTTGAGTACAGAAATCTTGATATCTACTATCTTCAATCTTTACACCAATAACTCCTTGTGCGTTTTTAGAAAATACTAAATCGCAAGGAGTTTTAAAAACATATCCAGTTGAAAATGCATCCATGATTGCAGGACATGCTTTCCATGTAGGAATTTTTCCATAATCATCTACTGTACCTTCTTTTGGGAAGGAGCAAGTTTGTTTTGGTGCATTGTAATATTCATTGTTAATTGGATTTTTTGCAAATCTATCGGCATCTTTATACCATTGAGGAATAACATTTTGTGTTGGTGCTGGGACAGAAACACTATCCTTATTTAGCCAAGGCCTAAAAGATCTAAAAATTGCCAACTTGTTCATTAATGGCTCAGTTCATTAATATCTGTCATAATAACAACACAATATTTTGTTCCTGTTTTCATTGGCAAAGAAGCATGTTCATAAATATAGTTTGAAGGGAATATAGCTATATCTCCAACTTTTGGAGTATGAACAAAATTATCTAATCTTGGAAACTTAATCTCTCCGCCTTCATAATCATCATTAATATAGATAACAGCAGAGACTGTACAATTATAAGCAGGGCCATGATCAGCATGAATATTAAAGTGAGTTCCTTCACCTTCATATTTTACAAAATTAAATGCTTCATAGTATGTAACATTTATACCCCAATAGTGTGCATAATCATCTACACACATCTTTAACTTTTGGTAAATCTCTTCATGAAGATCAATTAAATCTTCATTAGACTCATCCATTGGCCCAAGATTTTCTTGCTTATATTTAAAGTCTACACAATCTCTTGCTTTTTTAATAGGAGCATCAGAGTTTGTAACTTTAGCCTCTGACCATTTATATTTTTTATCTCCTGAAAGATTGTGCTCAAGAGTATTGATATATCTTTCTGAATCATCTTTAGAAAAAACATTATGATAAATGTTTAGTCCTAATCCTGGATTGCTAATTGAAATATTGCTTTGAGGCATTAATCGTGCAACTCTATCTGAAGCTGTTTCAGACCTGTCTTTTGTAAACCAATGATTTTCATTTTCATCATAAATATCCATAAGATCCCCATCTTTTAAGGTTATAATTTATTATAGCATGAAAAAGCTATTTAAAGCAAAATAAGGCTAGTGCTACCACTTATCTAAAGGACAAGTAGCGCTAAGAAGTTTAGTTTTAGCTGCCATAAAACAACCACATTTTTTACATTGTTTAGTTAACTTAATTAACTCTGGGCATGATTTACAAATATCATACCTTTTATTTGATAAAGATTCATCTGCTCTTTCAGCATTAGGATTAATCATATCCCAAGGTTTTACAGTTTTAGATAGGTGTTCAACCATATCTTTGTTTTTTTCTTTATATATTTCCCAAGGAGTTTTTTCAGACATGTTTAATCTTGAGAGAAGACAGAATCTTGGTATTTCCAACCCATTCTAACTTCTAATCCTTCTGGAACTTCTACTGCCAAAAGATTGCTTTTTAAAACAGAATAAGTAGCTTCATCTGATAAAATTGGCAAAACTATGCCTTCTGTGCTAGTTAATTCAATTTTAAACTTACCTAAAGGTAAGTCTGGGTAGTCTTGTGTATTATCTACAAAAGTGTATCCTTGAGCAAGAATTTCTGGCAAAGGTGGTACAGAATGTAATACATATTCTACAATGCCATCAGAAATAAAAGCTATTACTTTACCCTTTTTTACAAGTCCTTCAGTTATTAACATATCAACTCCATATCCTATATAGTACCTTAACTATATCATAGTTATTATTTTTTAACAATTTTAACAGAAACCATTGCCACCGCAAGCATAACCTGTAATTCCAAAACAAGAAAAGAAATCACATGAGCCTGCTCCTCCACAGCATGGGGCACCACCTGCGTCGGCTCCACAATAGTTGCCAGCTGTTGAACAACTTGAGAAGAATGGGAAGAATGGTGGGAAGAATGGTGGGAAGAACGGTGGGAAGAATGGGAAGAAAGGTGGGAAGAACGGGAAGAAAGGTGGGAAGAATGGAGGGAAGAATGGTGGGAAGAACGGGAAGAATGGTGGGAAAAACGGTGGGAAGAACGGGAAGAAAGGAAAAAACGGTGGGAAGAAAGGTGGGAAGAACGGAAAGAATGGGGGAAAGAAAGGAGGAAAGAATGGAGATAATGTAGTAACTGATCCAGACGCAGCAGAAGCAACGCTTGTACCATTAGCATTAGTTGCTGTAACTGTATAAGTTTGAGCTGTTCCAGCGGTATCATTAATAAGAATTGGAGAAGTAGCACCTGTTCCAGAAGTACCGTCAGATCCTGTTACAGTAAACCCAGTAATTGCGCTACCACCAGTTGCGGGGGCTGAGAAGGCAATAGAGTTTTGATTAACACCAGCAGTAGGTGTTGGGGCAGACATGGTTGCAGGAACTGTTGTAGCTGTAATTGAACTTGAAGCAGATGAGGCTGCAGATGTTCCAGCAGCATTAGTCGCTGTTGCAGTAAACGTGTAGGCCGTGTTAGATTGCAAACCTGTGACTGTAATTGGAGAAGATGACCCAGTTCCAGTATATCCGCCAGGAGACGAGGTTACAGTAAATGATGTAGCAGCAGGGGATAGCGCAGGCAAAGAAAATGTAACTGTGGCTGCGCCATTGTTAAACGCTCTGCCTGTTCCTACGTTTGTTGCAGTTACGCTTGTTGGCGCTAATGGCTCTAAAAAGTCATTTGATGCAGATGAACGTTTACCCGTCTTCTTAGCCATTTATATTCCCCTTATTACGCTGTTAGATCGCCGTAAACAACCCAAGTGTTTGTTGCTCTCTTGAAAAGAGTTGCAGTTGACCATTGTGTTCTTAGTTTTAATCCTGGTGTTGAGTTTACTGTTACTCCAGCATCTCCTGCAATTGTTACCTGACCTGTTGAGGTTTGAAGGATATCAATTGAGGTTCCAACTGGAAAGGCTACTGCTGAGTTTAGTGGAATTGTAATTGTTGCTGCAGATCCTTTTGCAACTTCAATTAGTGAATCTCTTTCAGTTAATGCTGACAGTGTATAAGAGTCTGTCTTTTGAATAATTGGTGTACGAGAAGGAGTTCCTTCTTTTGTCTGTGTGCCATCAGTAAATATAAATCCACCAGCAGTTGAGCTAATAACTGCAGTTCCATTTACCTTTAGGTCTTTTCCTGAAGCAAGGTTGATGTGCTCTGAAGAAGTCCAAGAATCTGTTGCATCTACCCAGTTAAAGGTTTTATCAGTTGCGCCCTTAAGTGTAATTCCGCCACCGTCTGCAGTGGTATCAGTAGGGGTTCCTGTGTCTCCAAGAACAATATTTTTGTCTTCAATAACAAGGTTAGTTGAGTTAAGGTTTGTTGTAGTTCCGTTAACTGTTAAGTTTCCAGAAAGAGTAAGGTCTGCTGCGTTTACTGTCCCTGTAAATGTAGGATTTGCAAGATTTGCCTTTAGGTCAAGTGCTGTTTGAGCAGCAGTTGATACTGGCTTGTTAGCATCTGTTGTGTTATCAACATTTGCAAGGCCAACATCAGATTTAGTAATTCCAGTAGGTGTGTTAATTGCTGGTGATGTAAGAGTTTTATTTGTAAGTGTTTCAGTCTTAGAAGCAGTTGATTTATCATCTAGCTGTGTTTGAATGCTTGAAGTAACACCATCAAGATATCCAATTTCAACATCTGAAACATTAGCAACAGTTGCTTGCTTGCCATTTAATTGAGTCTGGATAGATGAAGTAACTCCATTAAGATATCCAATTTCTGTGTTTGAAACATCGGCAACGATTGCTTGCTTAGCGTCTAGTTGAGTTTGAATAGCTGAAGTAACTCCATCTACATAATTTAATTCGGTTACAGATAGAAGCGCACCGTCAAGAATATTTAATTCTGCAGCGGTAGAAGTAATTCCAGCTAATGTATTAATCTCAGCTGAAGTTGCAGTAACTCCAGCAAGCTTATTTAACTCTGCTGTGGTAGCTGTAACACCATCAAGAATGTTTAATTCTGTTGCAGATGAAGTCAAAGATGCAAGAACATTTATTTGTGCTGCTGTTGCTGTAACACCATCAAGAATATTTAGCTCAGCTGTAGATGAAGTAATCCCATCAAGAACATTTAGCTCTGTGGCTGTTGCTGATAAAATAACATCTTCGTTAATTTTTGGAGATGTTAAAGTTTTATTAGTTAATGTTTCTGATCCAGCAAGTGAAGCAACATCGGCATCAGATACTGCTGTATTTAATTGAGCAAGAGTAGTGTTTAATGTATTTGAAGTTAAATTAATTGTCTTATTAGATAGTGTTTGAGTAGCATCAAGTAAGGCAACTGTTCCAGTAGCATCTGGAAATGTTATGTCTCTGTCTGCTGTTGGATCTACAACCTTAAGACTTGTCTCAAATCCATTTGCTGTAGCGCCTTCAAACTTAACTTCAGTTTGAACTTCAAGAATTGTGCTGTTAATAATAGTTGTAGTTCCTGATACTGTTAAGTCTCCTGATACTGTTACGTTACCGCTGGCATCGGCAAGAACTACTGTTCCTGTAGCATCTGGCAAAGTAATAGTGCGATCAGCTGTTGGATCAGTTACCGAAACCGTAGTTTCAAAATTATTTGCAGTTGCACCTTCAAATGTAATGCTTGAACCAAATGATGGATTTGCTGTTGAATTAGCATCAATAAAGTAGTCAAGGTTTAGCCAGTGATTTGTACCATCACCAATTTTAAATTTGTTTGTATCGGTTTCGTACCCGATTTCTCCTGCGTTTAGGATAGGACCGTTGCCACTGTTAGTAGAGATCCACTGTGCTGCAGTACCCCTACGCTGTTGCATTCTTGTTGCCATATTTTTGTCCTCCCAGACCTTTATCTATTATATCAGATAATTAACTAAAATTATCTAATGGACTTCCGCCGTCGTAACTATTATTCCAGTATGCTGAATCATAAAACCCAGCAATTTCTGTAGATGTAAAGATTGAATCATAAAACCCTGCATCTTGGAATATAGAAACAATTAGTCCAGTTCCATCAATTGCTGTATCGTGAATGTGTTGTCTAAGATCAGCGGTATCAGCAAATGTAGCAATCATAATCCATTCAGCAGCATCAGTAGAATAAATAGATAGATGTTGTGATACTGTATCAAACCATAGCTGTCCATCTACTGGAGAAACTGGGGCAGATGATTCAGTAGGAACAATTGGAGTTGCCGATCCTAGTAAGTTATCTACATATAGTTTTGTTACTGCATGTGTATTTTCAGTAGGAGTGGCAACTGTTACAGTTCCCCCGAAAGTTCCGCCTTGGGTTACATCTAACCCGTGCTTTACCTTAAAGTCTTTGTTTACAGTTGCCACTTCTAGCCTCTTTTCTTAATTATGCTTCGATGTAGGTCTTGCTTACCTTAACAACAGTATCAGCTGCTGCTCCAGTAACTTGAAGAAGAACATTTCCACCGTCATAAACGGCATTTGTTGTTCCTAGTTGAGCATTGCTGATTACATCAGCGTACTCTGTTACATAAACGTTATTTGCTCCATCTACCGCTACAAGCATTTCAATTACTTCAATATCAGTACCCTTTTTCATTTGTACGATATATTTAGCAGCTGTATATGTTGTTGCTGAGAATGTATCAATAGTTGTTGCTGAAGTTCCAGCAGTTGCTGTTGCAGATCCTACAAGGGCATCTGGTAGAGCAATGCTTGTTGCTGCTGCTGCACCAAGAGTTGGTGTAACAAAAGTTGGGCTAGTAGTAAATGCTACTGTTCCAGAACCTGCTTCATCAGTTAATGCTGCTGCAAGGTTTGCAGATGATGGTGTTCCAAGGAATGTAGCTATGCCAGTTCCAAGACCAGAAACATCATTTGCAATTCGTACTGTAAGTGTATTGCTTGCACCATCAATTGTCTTATTTG